AATTCACGGTGTATTAACAGCGTTGAAAACAAACAAAAATATCACTGATGCTGAAAATGGTCGTGATTTGTCAATCTCGATTAACAGAAACCAAAACAATGTTCCAGTTGTTTCTGCTATCGTAGCGTTAGATTCAACACCATTAAGTGATGATGCTGAAAAAGCTGCTGAATGGTTGGCTGATGAAAGAACATGGGAAGATGTTTATTCAGTAAAATCTTATGATTATTTAGAAATAATCGTTAAAGGTGGGATTCCAGTATGGGACAAAGATGAGAAAAAATATGTTGATAAAGAATCTTTGACTTCTAAATCAACTGACTCATCTATGGAAGATGAAATAACAATGGGTGTTGAAAATGTAAAAGCTAATATACAAGCTTCTACAACTAAAGCTCCTAAATCTGAACCAGTTGCTACATCTGATGAAGATGAAGACGATTTACCGTTCTAAAAACTAAACAAAAGGGAGTGAGAAATTGCTCCCTTTTTGTTCTAAAATAACAAGAGAAGTAATATTAACAAAATGGCTAAAAAACCAACAAAAGGAATTGAGAAAAAAGAATTTAATTTAAATGACTTTAAGAAAAATCAAGGTTTAGATTTTCAAATTAAAGAAAGAGATTTAGCTTGGATTCCATTATCAGAAGCTTTTCACGAAGCTGTTAAGGTACCTGGAATTCCAATTGGTTATTTTACTAGTTTTAGGACCATGCTAAAAAAATTGGTGTACAATTTGAGGAAGTTGTAGATGAAGAAACTGGTGAAATAAATTATGAAGGTGACTTTATATTTTTACAAGGTCCAGATTTAGTTAGAATGTATTCTTGTTATGACCATCAACATAGTAAAATGACTAGTAAACCATTAAGATATGAGCCAGTTGTTGAAGACATTTCATACCACATGAATTCTATGTTAGATGCACAACAAGAAGATGTGTTACCTAGAGACGTTGCGTTCTTTTGGGACTCAGTTGGTTCTATTAACTGTTTCAAAGGTGCTACATCTAAAACTACTAACAATCAATGGACTGCTGGTGCATTAGCTACTTGTTTCAAATCATTAATTAACTATAGAATCCCAGCATCAAGACGTGAAGATTCTAAATACACTGCAACATTTGCTGTTGTACAACAAATTTGGTTAGATAACGAGAACAAAGTTATTAAACATAAAGGTGGTGAAGCATTCTTCTACTCTCCAAGACTTATTTTCCATTTCGGTGGTATATTGACTCACTCAACTGAGAAATTAAAAGCTACGTTGAACGGTAACGAATATGAGTTCGGTGTTGAAACTAGAATTAGATGTGAGAAAAACCAAGTTAATGGTGTTGTTCAAAAAGGAAAAATTGCATCTGTACCACATGGTTATGTAAGTCCAGATAAAATCAACGAGTATACAAAAGAATACAAAGAGTTTTTCAAAGCTCAATTAGAAACAGAATACGATGATTTTGAAATCGTAAAAGAAGAGGTAGGGTTAAGTAGAGAAGATATGTCTGCTTAATTATTGTTTAACATTTAAAGTTTTATGCTGTGAATAAAAGACCGCCAAGAAATGGTGAAACAGTACAAAAAATTCAGAATACATTATTGGTTGACGGCAATGCCCTTTTTAAGAGGGCATTTGCTGGGGCCAAAGATGAGTATAACCACAAAGGTGAATATGTAGGTGGTTTATATTCTTTTTTAACTACTGTAAGAAAATTACTTACCGAAGACCTATATCACAGAGTATTTGTATTTTGGGACGGTAAATTAAGTGGTAGATTACGTTATGATATCTACGAACCATACAAAAGTGCCAGAGGAAAAGACTACAAAAATGGCACGTATCCAATAGATGAAGAGGAAATCAGACAAAGAGCCCTAATCTGGGAATATCTCAATGATTTATATGTAAGACAATTAATTGATGAAGTTGTTGAAGGTGATGACTTTATAGGATATTATTGTCTAACAAAAAAACCTAATGAAAAAATTACTATCTGTACTAACGACAGAGACATGGCTCAACTTATTGACGATGATGTAAGAATTTATTACTTAGATAAGAAGAATTATGTTGACAAAACTAATTTTAATTCGTACTTTCGCTATAAGTTAGAAAATGCATGTTTATTTAAAATGTTAATTGGTGATAATTCAGATAGTATAAAAGGAATAAAAGGGTTAGGAGAGGAAACATTGTATAATAACTTTCCAGAGATAACTGAAAGAGAAATATTCTTAGAAGAATTAATCGAACTAGCAAAAGAAAAACAAGCGGCTAGAATAGCTGAAAAGAAAAAACCTTTGAAAGTTTTAGATAACATCATAAATGGTGTTACTGATGGGGCTCAAGGTGATAAGATTTACGAAATAAACGAAAAACTTATCAACCTTAGAAAACCATTAATGACTGAAGAAGCTATAAACAATTTTAATGAACTTATAGATGGTACTTTGAACGATACTGGGAGAGAACTAAAAAACATTTATGAGTTTATGCCCATATTATTTGTCAAAGGTATTTTAACATTCGTGATTATAATGAGAATGTTTTAAAGTCTTACGAACTTAAAGAATTGATGGATAACATCGCTGGAATGAACAATGGCCAATATGGTGGTCTGGGTATTATACCAAAATACTTACAAAACAAATCGATTGATTACTTATGGGATAATTTCAACCCTTACTTTATTCAAAAAGAAGAAACTGTTAAAACAATTTTTGATAAAGTTGATAATTTTCAATTTGAATTAAAGGTTGACAAAGTGACAGTTGCTAAAAGTGAGTTCTGTGGTAATTATTTCCCACCAAAGGTGAGATATGCGGTAGATGTTAGAGAAATTATACCATCTATCATGTCAGAAATCAGACAATATTTCAGTCAAAAAAAATATACAATGGTTGGTGCTTAATGCCAACCATTCTATATTTATTATAACAACAAAGTTTTTAAAAAAGTATTAACCATATGGCAAAAATTGATAAAAGTAATTTAGGGTATTTAGGGGCAGATTATCAGACAAGATTAATAGCCCAAATTTTAACAGACCGAAAGTTCGCTAACAATATCATTGACATTATTGACCCAAATTATTTTGAAGACCCTTATTTAAGAGTTGTTGCCGCAACAATTAAAGATGCCAAAACAAAAGATGATGTAATACCAGATGTAGGTAGTTTAGAAATTAGACTATTAGAAGATGTTTCAGATGATATTCAACGTAAATATATCATCAGTCAGTTAAGAAAGGTACAAGAGGCTGATTTAAACGATACTTTAAAGATACAAGATTTAGCAATGAAGTTCTGTAAAACACAAGAACTTAAAAAAGCTAATGCTGAAATCACCAAAATAATCAATAAAGGTAACATTGAAGATTATGAACAATGTGAATCTATATTAAGAAAAGCACTTGAACGTGGTGATAACAAAGATGATGGTATGGATGTTTTTGATGACATAAGTAGCGTATTAGATGAAGACTTTAGAAAACCAATCAGAACTGGTATTAAAGGGTTGGATGAAATAATGGATGGTGGTTTAGCTAAAGGTGAATTAGCAACTATTTTAGCACCGTTTGGTGTTGGTAAAACCACAATGATTACCAAAATAGCAAACACATCTATGAATGATGGTAATAAAGTTTTACAAATATTCTTTGAAGATAATCCAAAAGTAATTCAAAGAAAACATTTAGCATGTTGGTCTGGGTTTGATTTAAATGAATTAGCTGACCATAAAACAGAACTTGAAGAAATGTCTAAAGAAATGGCTAAAGGAAAAGGTTCTTTAAGACTTAAAAAGTTTTCTAGTGATGGTACAACTATACCAGTTATTAGACAATATATCAGAAAGTTAATAGCACAAGGTTGGAAACCAGATATGGTTTTATTAGATTACATCGATTGTGTTGAACCATCTAAAAGATATGATGATGCAAACGTAGGTGAGGGTAGTGTTATGAGACAATTTGAAGCTATGTTAGCTGAATTGGATATCGCTGGATGGACCGCAATTCAAGGGAATAGAAGCTCGATTAAAGCTGATGTAGTTGAGGCTGACCAAATGGGTGGTTCGATTAAAAAAGCACAAATTGCTCACTTTGTTGTATCTATCGCTAAAACATTAGACCAAAAAGAAGCTGGAACTGCTACTATGGCTATCTTAAAATCACGTTTTGGTAAGTCTGGTGTTATTTACGAAAACATTAGATTTGATAACGCTAAAATTCAAATTGATATGGGTAATAGCAATGGTGCTATGACACATACTGAACACAAACACGGTAAAGAAGTTGCTGGACAAAAAAGAGTAGCTGAAGCGTTAGAGCATGCACAACAAAAAAATGCACTCATAAATGCCTTAAATATAACTAAGGTAGACTAATATAAAATAAAATAAAATATGTATTTAAAAGACAAAACTTTAAAGAAAAGGTATTCTATTTTCCCAGTAATTCATAATGACTTATGGGAAGATTACAAGAAAGCCGAAGCCCAAACTTGGGTTGCTGAAGAACCAGACTTATCAAAAGATAAATTTGATGAATTAAAAGAAGAGGAAAAAATTTATCTTAAAAACATCTTAGCATTTTTTGCTATTTCAGATGGTTTGGTTATAGAAAATTTAGCCAACAACTTTCAAAGAGAAGTTGAAATATTAGAGGCCCAATATTTTTATGGTCACCAAACGTTTATAGAACAAGTACATGCAAACGGTTATTCATTATTGATTGAGACATATATCAAAGATTTAATTGAAAAAGAAGCATTATTTAATGCTATGGAATCAAATCCAGCTGTTGCTAAAAAAGCTGCTTGGGGTGAAAATTGGATTCAACATCCATCGTTCCCACACAGATTATTAGCGTTTGCTTGTGTTGAAGGTATTTCATTTGCTAGTGTTTTTGCTGGTGTATTCTGGTATAGAAGT